GCCAAGGACGTTCGTGGCGGCCGAGAAGCCGCCCGCGCCGTCGCTGAGCTGCACGGTGCCGCTGGCGCCCGTCGAGCTCGCGCCGGCCGGCGTAGCCACGGTGACCTTGCCCGTGTTGTCGATCGCGAGGAACTTCGTGGCGCCCCCGAGCGACGAGTAGTGCGAGCCGGTGAGGAAGAGGAACCCGGCCGACCCCATCACGCCGGTGATGTTCGCGTTGCCGTAGAGGTCGATCGGCGTGAGCGGGTTCGATGCGTCGCCGAGGAAGACGTGACCGCCGGAGATGCCGATGGCGGCTTGCTGGACGTTCGCAGCGCCGCTCGAGCGGTAGTAGGCGGCGATCGTGATCGAGTTGAAGCCGCCGTTGTCCGCGAGCTGGTCCGAGTAACGGAGCGTGCCGATGTTTGGGACGCCGGACACATCGCCGCCGGTGCCGCGGAACGTGATGCCTCCGCCGTTCGTGCTGTTGGCCTGGTAGGTCGATGCCAAGTTTCCGGTCGCTGGGTTCGGGCCGAACGTCCAGAAGCTCGGAACGGCGAGATCACCGCCGACTGCAGCCTGGACCTGGATGTCGCCGGGGCCGCCTGCTACGTGGGCGCCGGAGCCTCCCCCGCCGCCGCCGCTCCCTGCCCCACCGAAAAAGTTAAGGTAGACCGCACCGTCCGCATCGCACGAGCCCACTACCTGATCCGAGCCAGACGGCGAGGCCACGCGTTCCAGTGTCCCGGTCGTCGAGACGCGCACGGCCTCATTCGCGGACCCAGCGCCCACGTTTGCGATGGCCGGATCGAGAGGACCTATGACCTGGACCTCGATCGCAGGCTCCGTCTGATCGCCGGAGGTGATCGCGACGCCGCACGCGGGTCGCCCAGAGGCGGTTCGGTTGGCCGAGGTCGCGATGAGCACACCCGTGCGCGTGGCGTTGAACCCTACGACCTGACCGGCCGTGGCCGTGCCCGCCGACAGGTAGAAGGTCCAGACTGTCTCGTGCTGCTGCGCCGTCATCGGCGGCTCAGTAGAAGATCACGCCGGTGGGGGATGACGCGTAGACCTTGGAGAAGCACAGGTAATACACGTTGCCGGCAAGCACGCTGATGGCGACGCCCGTGGACGCCGGCCGCCCGTCGATGCCGCCGATGAAGTCGATCGTGAGTGTGCCGTTGGCGGTCGGAGTGAAGCCTCGCGCCTGGGTCGTCAGGATCTTGTCAGCGCCCGTCGTGAATGCGTCGCCGTCGACAAACGGATCCCGCGCGCCGAGACGTGCGCCGGCGAGCCGGGGGTTCTGGGTCGTAGGTGTGGCCACGATGGCCTCCGCTTGCGAGACCCGGTCAGCTCGAGAAGCGAGCCTCTACCGAGTCGAATCCACTTTGGCTGACCTTCATGTTGACCGGGCCGTTCGGCTGGGTCGTGGGGCCTGCGGATTGCCCTTGCGGGCTCGGAGCGAAGTTGCCCTGGAGTCGGGCAAGCGCGGCCGGCTTCTGTTCCGGCGATGCTGGGTATCCTAGCAGCTTGGAGATTCTGAGCCGCTGCGAATCGGACATGCGTACGTTCCGGATCATCTGTTCCTCGACATGGTCCATGAGATGCCCCTGGAAGGTCGCGAAGCTGTCGGCCATGAAGGCTTTTGCCGCTGCGATGCCCTCCGGGGTGACCTTGCCGCGTTCGAAGTCATCCCACACCGTCGCCGGCTTCGTGGCATAGGTGGCCGCGCGCACCAGGCGATCGGCTTCATCGAAGGTCAACGGCGGGACGCTGCGCGGGTCGAGCGGATCTCGCCGCTCCTTCACCGGGATGTAGGACGAGATGAAGTTCACCGCTCGGAGCGTGGCGCCCGAATAGGACTGAGCCGCGTTCGGGCCGGCGGAGCGGCCGATGACCGAGCTCGCGGCGTCCAGCTCGTCCATGAGCTTCGTGGGATCCGCCTTGGTCTCGCCCATCCACTTCACGATCGCGCCGGCCTTCGCTTGCGTCTCGCGCGTGGCTGCCCGGCCTGCCTCGGCATCGTCCGGCGTGCCACCCCCGGCGGTCGCACGCTTCGGGACGCGGATCGTAGCCTTGTCGGGGCCGTCTCGAAGCGAGCCCTTCGCCGCGCTGGCCACCTTGGCGTCGAACTGGTCGAGCAGCCGCGTGAATGTCCCCTGCTCGGCCGCGCGCTTCAGGAACGCCGCCGCGGCAGCTTGGCCCCGCTCCTTAACGATCTTACCGCCGACGGCGAGGACGGGGGCCGCGAGGAAGTGCCCGCCAGCGGCTGCAGAGCCTGCGGCGAACATCTCGCGCAGTCCGAAGAATCCCGCCTTCGACTGCCGAGCAGCAGAATCGGCGGCGGTATCCTGAATGAGCCGCAGGCGCCCATAGTCGCCCTTCAGGCTTTCGTACTGGTCTCGGAGTGCTCCGGGAACCTTTCCGCTCGCCTTGTCCAGGGCGTCGCTGACCAAGTCCTCGATCTCGGCACGTACATCGCGGAGCGCTTCCACGCGCTGGTTGGGATCGAGGGTCTTCGTCTCCTTCCAGACGATATCGTCGAGCGCCTTGCGCTGCTTGAGCACGTCTTGGACAGCAACGGTCCCGTCCTCCGCGATCGGAAGATGCGACAGGATGGACATGTGCGCGTCGTCGATGGCCCTGACGACGTGCTCGTGAAGGGCCTTGCTCGCCGGCTCGGCACGAACGCGGCCGAAGGCGTCGCTGATTTCGCCCGCGGGGATACGCGCGCCGCTTGCCGCCGTGATCTCGCCGAGCCGCTGCCCCACATGCTCCACGGCGGCGTCGGCCTTGGGGAGAATGTCGGCCGCAGTGCCGTGCAGTCCGGCATGCATGGCGGCAGTCGCCGGGCCGGCCGAGACGTCGGGGCCCATGTCGACCAGGCCGTACCGGAACATCGTCTCGCCAACGGCCTGCTTGCCACCGACCTTGGCCAGGCTCTTGACGAAGCGGGTCGTTTGCAGCCCGTTGCCCTTGCCGATGGCGTCCCAGGCATATTCGTGTGCCGTGTCGAGAAGGTTGCCAGTCGACGACGCCCGCCGGGCGATGTTGCTCGCCGTCTCCGCTGGACCGACTGCGGCCTGCGTCGCCTGTGCCTTTGCGTCGGAGACGGCCTGATCGACGTTCGCCTTGGCGCCGGCAACGCCTTCCTCGAGAGCCGCCTTGGCGGTCGCCGTGCCCTTCCGGAGCGCCTGCGAGCCCTCTTCCAGCGCCGCGCCGGCGTCGTTTGACCCCTGGACGAGCTTGGCGAGCAGGTTCCGCGTCCCAGAAGCCGCGAGCGAGCCGCCAAAGCCGAGCGTCGTCCCGAGCGCGCCGCCCATGAGCGCGCCATGTCCGATGGCGGCGTACATCTTCTCTCCCGTCTCCGGGGTGTCATGGAGGACGCTCTGCGTGTACTCGCCGAGCGCGCCATAGGCACCGCCCTCGAGCGCGCTGCGGACGCCGAGCCCGGCCGCGGTGGTCGCCGCGCGCCCGAGCGCGCCTTGCGCCGCCACGCGGGCCAGCGCCCGCTCCGTCCCCTGCTCCGCGAGGCCGCCGAGCGCTCCGATCACGCCAGGCGCGCCTCCGCCGGCGCCGAGCGCCGTGCCTCCGACGAAGCCTGCGACGTTGCCGAGGACCTTGGCCCACGGGCTGGCCGCTTCCTGTTGGTCGATCTGCTCCGCATAGGCGTTTCCGGCCGCCTTCCCGCCGACCGCATCGGCCAGCTTGCGCGATCCGGCCTGGAAGAGGCCTCCGGTCCGCCCTTCGCGGACGCCCTCGCCATAGGCCGCGACCGTCGGTGGCGCATCCGGGCTCGCGCCGGCGAGCAGCGGGTTGAGGACGCCCGTCGCCGCAGCGATCCCGCCGAGCACCTTGCGGCCGGTCGGGAGTGCGGCGTAGCGGTCCTCAACGGCCTTCTCGGCGAGCTGCTGCTTGGTAAGGACGCGCGCGCCGTCCGGGAGCTGGTCGATCTCCTCCTCCGGCAGCGTGCCGAAATTGCCATCGGGGTCGAGGACCGCGACGCGCTTGCCGGGCGTGTCTGCCATCTACTTCTTCCCGACCGGCTTGGCGAAACCGGGGGGCATCTTGCCGGCCGACTTCGCCGGTGCCCCGGCGTAGGTCGACACACGGGCTGCGGCCTTCGACTGCGCGGTCTCCACCATGCGATCCAGGCGAGCGTCGACCGAGGGGCCCACCTCGAACAGATCCGCCGTGCCGCCGACCGCCAAGCCCATGTCTTCCTTGGAGATTGCCCCCAGGTTATTCTGGACGGCGAACTGCGTGATCATGTCCTTTTGGATCTGCCCGAGACGTCCGCGCGACTTGAGGTCCACGCGCCAGTCGTTGGCCGCCCGGATCGTCTTGGCCTCGCGGACGAGTCGCTGGACCGCCGTCTGCGACGCCGCGAGGTCGCGGAGCGTCTTCGCCTCCTGCTCGCTCGGGGGATAGACGGTCTCGCCGTTCGGCATGACCACGGCATGCTCGGTGGCCTTCGATTTCGCATCCGCCTCCGCCTTCGCGCGCGCCGTCGCGGCGGCAACCCCTGCACCGACCTCGCCGCCGAGGATCGTCTCGTCCGCCTTCTGGGCCGGCTTCGTCTGATGCTCGATGAAGTTCTGTTGCGCCTGCTGCTCCGAGAAGGTGCCAGGAGCGACGTGCCCGCGGAAGGCCATCTGGTAGCGCGGCGCGGACTGCGTGGCCGGGATGAATCGGAAGCCCGCGGCGATCGTGTTCTCGCGCGCCCCGGCGAGGTCGCCTAGAAGCGTCGCCGTCTGGTTCTGCGCACCGGTGCCCTTCCACTGCGCGGCCTCTTGCTGGACCTTCGCCGTGGCGTAGTCGAGCGCGGCCGCGCGCGCGGCGGCAGTCGCCGCATCCTCGCTGCCGTAGCGTTCCATCATCATGCCGAACGCGGTCTGACGGGCCTTGGCCTGGTCGAGACCGGCGTTGTAGTCGAATTTCTGCGACTCAATGTCCTGGTCAATCGTCTTGTAGATGCGCTGCGCCGCTCCGTTGGCGCCGCCGAAGAAGCCGCCGGCGAACATGGCCGCCAGGTTTCCGATCTTCTCGCCGGTCGATTGGTTGCCCCACCACCGGTTCTGGTCGAGGTGCATTTCGCCGAGACGCTGCACCTGCTCCTGGTAGTCCTGCATGGCGGACTGCATTTCGGCCTGGCGACGGAGCTGGACGCGTGCGGCGGCATCCTGGCGAGCTTGGGCGGCTTCCGCCTGCCGCTCGTACATGTCGGCTTCGTGCTGGGCCTGGAGCGCGGTGCGCAATTCGTTCGACTGCGCGGCTTCCGCCGGCGGCCCGAAGGCGGCCAGCATGTGCCCCTCTTGCTGCGGTCCGCGGATGTGCGCCTCTCTCGCGGGCGAGTAGCCTCCGCCGACCGGCCGGAATTCCACCTGCGTCGGGTCCAGCCCGGGAGGTTCGGCGGCGGCTGCCGGCGGCGCTGCGGGGGCCGCGACAGGCGTGGCCGGAGGCGCGGGGGGGCCAGCCGGCGTCGGCGCGGCGACCGGGGGTGCTGGCGCGGCCGGCGGCGGAGGCGCGGCGGGCAACGAGACACCCTGGATCGTCGCCGGATCGAAGTCATTGTAGACGCGCGGAGGCGACAGGCCTGCCGCTTGCGCTCCGGGAGCGAACGGATCGGGTGCTGGCGCGGCCGGCGGCGGAGGCGCGGGCGGTCCGAACGGGGCCGGGGCGATGCCCGCGTTCTTCGCGCTCGCGTCGAGCGCACTCTGTAGCGCCGCGAGGTAGTCCGCCGAGGGCCCAGCCATCAGCGGCCCCCACCCTGCGCGAGCACGTCGGGAGACGTCGCGAACAGCCAGTCATAGAGAGCCGCGAGCTTGCCCGGCTCGGTCTTCTGGCCGGCCGTCGCCTGCTCGCGCGCAAGCTGCTCGTCGGCGAGCCGCGCCGCCTTCGCATCCGCCGCGGCGCGCACCTCCGGCCTCGTGACCGGCGGCTGCTCGACGTAGACGGGCGGCGTGGCCGCCTCCTCCCTGCTGCGTTGCTCATTCGCCTGGAGGTAGCTCCGCACCGCCTGCCCGCTTCCGACGATGCCGCGGCCCACATTGGCGAGGCCGGCGGGAACCTGCCCCGGAAGAAGCATCATCTGAGCGATCCCGCGCATTGCATGCTCATCGGCCGCCTTGCCCTGCCCGTCGCCCTTGGCGTTCAGCTCGCGCGAGGCCGGGACGACCGCCTCGGGCCCCTTCTCGCCCGCGACATAGGCCTTTCCAGGCTCGACCGGGCCGCCGCCCTCGCGGTAGCCGCCAAAGAAGCCGCGTCGGCCGCGATCGAGTGCGGCGACGACGTCTGCCGCGTTGCCGCCGCCCTTCTTTGGCTCAGTCGATTCGAAGTCGGCGGTCCCCGGGGCGACCCCACGGCGCGCGTCCGCATCCGCGTTGTCGTTCGACGGCATGGCGCCGCCCTTCCGGAGCGATCCACGCTCCTGCGCGATGCGCTCGAGACCGACCGCCGGATCGTTCGGGTTGTACGCCTTCGGCGCGCCCGTGAGCGCCGCCTCCCAGGCCGCTTGGCTCATGCGAGGGCCAGGGGCCGCCGCCGCGGCGGCGTCCTGGCGGTCGCGCTCGGCTTGCGCCACGAGCGCGGCATCGAGACCGGCCGTGGGCACACCTCGCTCGTTCTGGAAGGCTCGATCATCGAGCATCGAGGCCGTGTCGCGCGCGCCCATGCCCTGGAGGCCGTTTCGCTGGATCGCTGCGCCACCGCGCGCAAGGGTCGGCGGCAGCCGGTTGTTCGGGATGACGTAGCCAGGCCGGCGCGGGAGGATGAGCTCCGGCCCCTTCTCGCCGACGAGCACGGGCTGGCCTGGCGTGATGGGACCGCCCTTGGCCGCCGCCTGGACCGGCGTACCGCCGCCGCTCCCGCCGCTCTGGAAGCTCTTGCCCATGGCGTCCCAGTTCTTGTTTTCGTAACCCGCATTCTCGGCGCCGCGCTGCGCGTGGTTCGTCTGCTGGCCATTGAACGAACCCACCATCTGGCCCTGATTCTGGAGATTCGCATTCAGCGCCACATCGTTGGCATGCTGCTGCATCTGCTCATAGCCCATTGCGCGCGCATCATTCGAATCTCGGTTGGCCTGCTGCTGCTGCGCGTTGAACTGGGCCTGGTTCGTCGCGAGGTTCGCGTTGTACTGCTGACGCGCGATCTCCGCGTCCCGCGCATTCGCGTCCATCGAGTTCAGGCCAGTGAACGCGTTGCTCGCCGATTGCGTATACCCTGCGCGCTCCTGGGCCGCGTTCACCTGCGTCTGCCCCGCGATGCCCTGTTGCGCGTTCGCAGTGTTGTTCGCTGCCGTCTGCCCGGCGAGCGCGACTCCGGCCGCTCCGCGCGCGCTGGCCGCCGTCGCCGCCTGCTGCGCCGCGACTCGTCGCATGTCGACGGCGCCCTGCTGCTCGGCGACCGTCGGGATCTGCCCGGTCGCGCGCTGCATCATAATGCCCGCGACGTTCGACGCCGCGTCTCGGTCCGCGCCCGCCATCGCCGCCGACCCCGCCGCGTACTGGTAATCGGGCTGCGCGCCGGAGAAGTTCGCGGTGTTCGCGTCGCGAGTGTCGGCCAACCCTTCGCGATAGTTCAGGTTCGCGTTGTTGTCCTGAAGGCCACCCTGGTAGCCGCCGTACAGGTGGGCGTTCGGATCGTACTGCGTCGTGTTCTGGTAGTCCGTCGTGGCCGTCGTGTCTTTGCCGACACCGGCCGCGCCCTTGATCAGGCCCCCGACGATGGGGGCGGCAGCTCCAATGATCAATCCTCCGAGCGGCATGGTGCAGGCCTTTCCGGATCGCCAAAATTGGCGACCATCAGCGAGTAGCCTGCGGAAACTACGGACATCCCGTGGCGCTCGAGACGAGCGCGAACCGCGGGAATGTCGACGGGAATGAAGATAGCACGCGTTCCGGCCGCGCGGGCCTCAGCGAAGACGCGTTCGATCACGGCGTCCAGCCCCGCGCCTCGCACGACGCCGGGCAGGTCGGGATTGCCTGCCAGGAAGCCGGTGTAGGCGATGCTCGAGTCGGTCAGATACAGCCACCAAGCCGCGACGCCTGGGACCGAGAAGCCGAGGCCGGAGAACATGTCCGACTGGATGCGCCCAAGCCCGCGCGCGGACGTCCAGCGCTGGACCTCGGCCACGGTCGCCTCGGTCGCGCGGACAACGTTCACGCGCCGCCTCGCTGCGCCCCGGTCGTGCGCTTCGGCCCGCGGTGGGGCTGACCGCTGAGCGTCAGGCATACCCACGTGGCGCCTTCTCCGGTCAGAACGGGTGGCTCTGGTACCGCGCTGGGCACAGCGTCCGTGATCTGGACACGGATCGCGTTGCTCGTCGTCTGCGAGACCTCCTTCACGAGCCATTCACGCGCGAGCGCGTCGATCTGATCCGATGTGAACGTCTTGGTGGATGTGAAGGTATCGGCGTAGTCGAAGGCGAGCGAGATCGTGACGTCATGCGACGTCACACGCTGCGCAAGCAGCAAGACTTGGTCAATGAACTGCTCGCCCTGAAGCCCGGCGATATGGATCCACGGCGTCGTCGCACCCATCGTGACCCAACCGCCGCCAGGATCCAGGTAGTCGCTCCCGTCACCGACGGCGGTCTCGAAATAGACGGTTCCGTCGGCCGCGAGCCAGGCATACCGCCACGAGCCTGCAAGGAACACCATCCCGGAGTCCTGGGATGGCTGATCCGCCACGGTGCCGCTCTTTCGGTCGATGCTGATCCACTTCTTCAGGATCAGGTCGTAGACGACATCACGACCGTTGCCGGAGACGAAGCCATTCCCGTCCAGCGACTGGGCGAGCGAGAGGCGAGCGAGGTTGTTTTTTGTGTCGAGCGCCATGCACGCGACGGATGGGAAGTTCGCGACCTCGTCCTGGACGTTCGCGCCGATGAAGTCGACGGCAAGCCCTCGGTTGAGCAGGTCGATCCCCCGGTCGGAGCGGAAGAAAATGCCGGCGCTCGTCGAGAGCGTCTTCCCGTCGATGCTGCCGACGTCGACCGACAGCCGACGAGGAGTGGCGAGGCCGCCCGAGCTCCCGTTGTCGCTCGGAATGTCGCCCGAGGTGACGTAGATCCGGCGCTTCATGAAAATGACGAGCGCGCCGTCCATGACCTCCAACGCCGTGACGTCGTCTTCCATGACCGCAACGAAAGCCGGCGAGAACCACTGGCCCTGACCGTCGATGGGCTGCGAGCTGAAGAACAGGACGTTGTCGGCCGCTCCGACGATCATGCCGTTGTAGGCAACGATGTGCTTGAGCCCGGGGGGCGCACGATGGTCCTGGCTCGAGCCGTCGGTCCCCGGAAGTGAGCCGGTGGAGTAGAGAAGCGCCGTGGTGCCGAAGTTCGCCTCTGCGACGTTGTCCGTGACCGTCAGCGTGTTGCTCTGCGGGTTGTTCGCGACTTCGCCGATTCGGAAGTAGGGCGCCGTGCCCCCGTCGTGCGTGCCCCAGACCGCGATCCGGAGCGACGTCCCTCCAGCAGCTGCGTTTGACCCGCGGGCGGTGATCGATAGCGGCGGGACGGTGAGCACGATCTTCTTACTCGTGCACGTGCCGGAGCTGACCGGATCGCTCACGCCAGAAACGTGCCAGTTGCCGTAGGCGTCGATCTCCTCGTAGGTCACGACGTAGTTGCGCCCCGTTGCCAGCGTCACCGAGCCGGCCAGCGTCTTGTTGATCGACGGCTTGGGGGGTCGACAGAGGAACGCAGCCTCGAACACGCGAACACCATCGAAGACCGCGACGATCCCCCCCGCGAGACAGGTTGACCCGTTCGCGACCGCCGGCTTCCAGCGCTCGACCGACGCGAAGTCGAACTCGGCGAGCGTCGTGCCGGTCGTCGTCCCGCTCTTCTTCGTCAGGAAGCCGAACCAGAAGGCGCTCGCGCTGACCGCTGCGCTCCGTGCCTGTCGCCTAGCGGCCGGCACAGAGAGAAGGCCGCGCTGGATCGGCGAGGCCACCGGGCGGAGGTACATCGTAGTGGCCGACCCGGTCGTATCCGGCGTGCAGTCGCAAAGCACGACCTCCTCCCCGTTGCTCGAGGCGAACGGAGCATAGACGCGGGAGTTGAAATAGAACGGTCGGCCGATCAGCTCGGCGTTGAAGGCCGTCAGAAGCGCGCCGTTGGTGGCCGTGGCGCCGGCGGCGATCTTGATCGCCCGTGTGGTCGTGGCTGCGTCGCCGCTTGTCCCAAAGACCGCAGCTTGTCCGGCCGCGGTCGCGGCAACCCAGACGGAGATCGGAGTGGCGCCAGCGGCGGTGAACACGGCCGTCGGCGTGGCCGTCGTCGCGAGGGTGGACGGATCGAGGCCCATCGCGCGAACCGTCGTATTTTCGGACCAGGTGAGCCATAGCGTCGCGCCGCCCTCGGAGATGCCGATGCCGTCCTCAGGGGGTTGGATGCTCGACGTGTTGACCGTCGTCGTCGCGAGCACCCCGGCGATGGTCAGCGTCTTGACGGTGATCAAGTTCGTGCCGCCGCTCGCGTTGGAGTAGGCGAACGCGACACGATCGGAGAACGATGAGACGTCGAATCCGACCGGCGACGGCGGCACGATCACCGCATACACGTCGTTCGCCACGGTCCCGATGCTCACCCATCCCGCCGCCAACGTGGTCGCGCTCGTTGTGTCCAGGTAGTGCGCCCGGATCGTGTTGTCGGAGGAGTTGAGGGTCAGCGCGATGACGTAGACCCCGTACGTCGCGAGCCTGCAGCCGTCGAGCGATGCGGCGCTGAAGAGCACCTCGGGCTTCCGGAGGATCGCCTCGTTGGCCCGGTCGAGCACCGTGACGTAGTGGTAGTCGGTGAGCGCGACCTGAAAGACGTAGCTTGAGATCACCGCTACGCCGTTGCAGTAGACGATGTCGCGGACGTACGCCGTGGACGTCCCTAGCGTCGGGGCAGGGATGAGCCGGCACGAGGCCTCGGGCACCAGCCCTTTCGGTACGCTGCGGGCGAGCTTGGGGCTGTAGACGTCGAGCTGCGGCGTCTGGTCGATGGTGCAGAGCTGGTCGCCGCTCATGAACTGGCGGAGCGCCGCACCGCGCGTCGTGCCGTCGAGTCGCGTTGCGGGCAGCGCGCCAAAGCCGGGCCGCTTGCTGACGCCCCCGACGGTGCCCTGACGCACGTTGTAGAGCGCGGTGTACGCCTGCGACGCGTCCACAACCTCGCTGCGGACCGACTGATCGATCCCGGCGAGGAACGGCACCTCCAGGACGATGTCGGCCATTAGCCGGCCTCTTCCACGCGGATGCTGATCGTCCCGATCGTCAGGAACGTCAGCATCAGGACGTCATTCGTGCTGCTGTTGCTGTAGATCGGCTGGGCCGAGAAAACGGCGTTCCGCCAGTCGAGAACCCACCAGTTCACGCGGCCGCCGAAGTTGTGGACGAAGCGGTAGATGGTGGTCCCAGTCCCGTCGACCGTGATGTCTCGGAAGTCGATCCGGCGCGGAACGAATCGGCGCTTGAGTGTGGCCACGTCTTTCAACAGCCCGGCGACGATACGCACGAGCTTGCTCGGGTCCTGGACCTCGTCCTCCGTCGGCGCCGAGTCGGGCTGGGCCTTCGTGTCGAGCTGCCGGACGCCGGATCGGTCGACGAGCGCGCTCATCGGCAGCGGTACCGCCGGCCGAAGCGGTCTCGGTAGTGGCCCGCAAGACGCAGATTGGCGACGCGCCCTGGCGCACTTAGGTCGAGCGACCGCGCCAGGATGCGAATGTCACCCTCCATTTCGCCAAGGCGCTGCGCGAGTCGGTCGACGCGACTCCAGTTCTCGCGCTCTTGGGCGATTTCGCGCGCCGCCCACCAAATGACGTATTGGTCGAGCCGCTCCATCGTGTCGAACACCGACGAGTCACCGGAGAGCTGCGTCACCGACGTGGCGAACCAGAGCAGCGCGGTGTCGTTCTTCGGCGGCTTCGGTAGGAACTCGATGTTCGTCCCGACGAGCTGGTAGCCGGCTGCGCGCGTGGCGTGCGAGACCGTCTCCGGCGTCGTCAGCACGGCTCGCTCCGGCCATTCGAGCGGTTGCATCCACGTCTTGCGCTTGTTCGAGTCGGTGTAGACGACCGAGATGAGCGATCGGAAGTTGCCAGGCAGCCCGTAGACCGTCGCCGAGCCATCCATCGTGATCGTGGTCGAGGCGACCGGCTGGAACTCGGGGTTCGTCGTGCGGCAGACACGGGAGAGCGCGCCGAGGCCGCGGTTTACCAGGTCGTTGACGTAGGTGGCCGGGTGCTTGTCCGTAAATGCGGCGACATCCGCGGTGCGCATGACTGCATCGCGGATGTCGCCAAGCTGTCGGTTGAGAGCCAAGCGTCAGGCCTCCCCTTCGTCGCTCTCCTCGCCGTAGTCCTTCGAACAGGCGCGCACGGCCGCCTTGAAAGCAGCGCGCGCGCCCTCCGAATCGCCGTCCTTCACCGCCGACACGAAGTCGTCGATGAGGCCGTCTTCGTCCGACGGCTCCGCCGACTCGTCGTCGCCACCGGTGTCGCCCATCGAGGGCTTGCCTTTCGGCTTGCCCCCGAGGAGCGCCAGGATCCCGATACCCTTACCGGCCATCAGGACACCGTGACCGGGTAGCCGTCGGTCAGGACATCGTTGGACAGGTCGAACGACAGCACGAGAATGTCCCCGTTGGCCGGGTTCGTCGCCGTACCGGTCTCCGTCCGCGTCTCGAGAACGACGCTCGCGCTTCCGTCCGCGTTGGACGTGGCGATCGTCGTACCGTCGTTGCACACGGGGAAGAGGACGGCTCCGGCAGCCTTCTTTTTCCATGCATGGCTGAAGTGCACCAGCTTGCGGTAGGCACGGCTGAACGAGACCTTGATCTGTCCCGTTCCGGTGTTCTGGACTCCGTTGAAGTCCCTCCCGTTCGCGGTCGACGGCCCGGAGGCGCCGTAGACGACCTCCAGGATCATCGTCCGCCGCCCCGGCACGTTGTGTGGCGGGGCGACCGGGATGAGGGCGGGTTCTCGGGCGGCCATCTCAGATGTACTCCACCGTGACGGTGACCTTGCCGATCGGCGTCGCCGGGGTGCTGGTCTCCGTCGACTTGAAGGTCATGACGTTGCCCGCCGCGAACACGAGGTTGGCGAACGTGCTGGAGAGGACGAACGCCGCCGGCACGAAGGCCGCGATCGATACGTTGCCGCCTGCGGTGTTCGTGTCGAGCGTCGCGGTCGTGACGGCCGCCCCTCCAGCGCCGTCACGCTTCTGGAGGAGCATCGTGACGAAGGCGGAGCCGCTGGCCGCAAGGGCCGTGGCACCCACAAAGTCGACCTTCTTGACCCTGCACGCCTTTCGCAGGGCCATCGGGGTCTCGGCGATGGTGGCATCCGCCGGGATTTCGAAGGTGAACGTCTCCTCGTTTTGCCGGCCAACCTCACCGATGACGTCCACGATCGGGGAGACCGTGGACGCCGTGCGAAGTTCGCCGATGGTGAACGCCTTGATGATTGCGCGATCCGTTGCAGTAGGCATTTGGGGCTCCTTTCAGACCGCCACGCGCACCCAGGCGCCGGGCTTCTTGACCAAGAATCCGGGGTCCGAAACAGCTCGGAGCTCCCGCATGTCCGTCGCGTCTTCCGTGCGCATCGTGCCGAGCGTGCCCATGCCGTTGCCCATGTCCCAGTGAACGAGGGGTCCGATCGAGCCCATGACGACGGTGTCGAGCTCGCCGCATCGCTCGACGTTGTCCGGCATCCACATTGACGCCATGACGTTGATCGGGCCGCGCGGGCCCTGGATGACGGCGGCGTTGTATTCGACGCCCGTCTGGTACTTGCCCACCGGCGCCGACGGCACCTTCGTATAGACGAGCTTGTTGTCCATCTCGAACTCGAACTTTTCGAAGTTCCGCGTGGACAGCAGGTACGTGTCCGGCTTGTTTCCGGCGTCCACGCAGATGCGCGCGGCGCGCTTGATCCGCTGGTAGACGCTGAGGTTCGTCCCGACCATCGGACGACCCGCGAGCCAGCCTGGGTTCTGGTTCCGGTCACACGTCAGGAGCGTGCCGGGCTTCGTCGACGGCCAGTTGTAGGTCGGCAGGAAGCCGTCCAGGCCGATGATGTAGTCGTTGTCGTAGCAGCCGGCGCCGTAGATGCTGAACCCGGTCGCGACGGTGAGGTCAGGGAAGGCGTTGGCCCACGTGACCGAAGCTCCCGAGGAGTCCACGATCTGGACGCTGGGGGCGCCCTCCATGCCGACCGCCTTGACGAACGCGACGAAGGTGGACGCCGTGCCACCGGTGAGGCCGGTCGCCTCCACCGTGATCGGACGGCCCTCTTCGAAGTTCTTCAGGTCGTTGTCGTTCGTCAGCGTGATCGTGTCGGTCGTGACGGTCGACGTGGAGTTGATGACTCCGAGGACGCCGACGCCGTTGCCGTGGATCGCCGTCGAGAAGCGGCGCCGCATCCGGTCGATGGTGGCCTCCCCGGCGCGGGTCACCGGATCGACGAGCAGGGCCTCCTGCTTCGTGTACTCGTACGTGCGGAGCAGCTTCCCCTCGAGAGAGAGGGAGGCGTACATCTCGCGCGTCGTGTACTGGAACTCAGCCTCGCGCTGAGTCGTCTTGTACTGCTTGGCGTCCGCGTAGGTTCGCCCGATGCCCTGGTTCGCGCCCCAGCCCAGCGGGTGGTGGCGGATGCCGTTGGTCCAATCGGTTTCCTTCGCGCACGACCCGAGGAGCGGCTCTTCCGAGATGATCTCGTCGAGCAAGCTCTCCTGCGGCCAAATCTGTCGAACGAGCCCGCCAGCAATGTAGATGGCGGAGGTTTCCGGTCCGGATGCCATGATGGCCTCCCGGTACGAGTCGCAATCCCGGCTCCCGCCGGGCGGTTACTTGCGCCCGTACTTCGCCCTCACGCGCGCGATCCGGTCTGCTTTGGACAAGCGGTGAAGAGGGACCTCTTCGACCAGCGTTTCGCGTCCGGCAGTGGCTCGGTTGCTGAGGGTGGTGGCCGGCTGGTCTGCGCCGGGACTCTTCGACGATTCGCCTGAGGTGGCTTCTGCGCTCGGAGCGCTGAGCCCACCGACCTGAAACAGCTCAAGAAGCTGCTCTGTGTGATCGTGGAGCTGCTCGACAGTGTAGTCCGGTGGCAAGTGCGGTGCCAGGAAGTTGTTCGCGAGCGCGATCAGCGCGTTCGCTCCGCGCGCTTTCGCGAAGTTCGCCGTGAGCGGGTACTCGCCGGACTTCTCCGAGACGCGCGCGTGGAACTCGACGGCCTTCTGTTGCCCCGCGGCCTGCTCGCGCGCCTGCTGGACTTCCGCCTGCCGTTGCTTCTCGGTCAAGTCCAGCTTCTCGTTGATCGCCTTGATCTCCGCCCGCAGCGTCTGCTCGAGCGTGCGCGTGGCCGACTGCGCTTGCGCGGCAGCAACGGCCTCGGGGTTCGTCTGCCGGTCGCGGAGCGCCGCGACCATGTCGCCGGCCTTCACGCCCTTCTTTTCGGCCCACTCGAGGACCGACATTGGGTCCTTCCAGGCGCCTTCCAGAGGCTCGAGCTCGGCGAGGCGCCGACGGAGCTTCTCCACCTCGCCCTGGTTGGTCTGGTACTTCGCCCGCTGCTGCCGCTCGGCGAGGGCCGCGGCTTCCTTCGCGCGAAGCTCGGCAACTCCCTTCTGGATCCGCGCCATGCGCTCGGCGCGAATTTGAGCGGCAGCGTCCGGGGCCGCAGGAGCGCCCGCCGCGCCCGAATCTGCCGGCGAAGGGCTGGCAGGAGTGGACGACGAGGACGACCCATCGTCGGCAGATTCCGGAGCGGCGGAAGCCTTGGCGAGGATCGCGCGAGCGCGCGACGCCGCGGTGGTGCGCGGAGCAATCGCGGCTGGAGCGGCGACAGGGGTGGCGGGAGCGCTGGGGGTGGCGGGCTGGGTCATGGGCCTCTCAGGCCGCCATCGGTGGCGGCGTCATGAGCTGGTCTCCCGCGGGCGCGACGCCCATCGGGAGGATCGGTTGTCCGCCCATTGGCGGCGGCGCTGGAGCTCCAGGGCCAGGGCCCGTCGGCATCGGAGGCGAGCCAGGAGGCACAGCGCCATCGACGACGGCTTGCGCGTTCTGGACCTTCGGAGTCATGAGGAAGTCGCAGTCGTCAATGAAGCGCGTCAGCAGATCGAGAACGTGCTGCGGGGCGCCGTCCATCTGGGCCTGGAGCCTGCGCTGGTGAGCGCGCTTGTGCGCCCATGCGAGGGGCAGGTAGCCGTTCGGGGCCAGGTAGTCGCCGTTGTCGTTCGCGGCGGTGTCGGCCTTGTCCGAGTCCAGCATCGCCTCGATCATCTCGTCCACGCAGATGCGGTCGACCGTCTCGAGGTCGAGCTCGCTCTGGAGATCGCCCGCGTCGAGATGGCGCATGAACGTTTGCGCGTCGATGGCGCCCATCTCGAAAAGCGTCTTGAGCTTGTCGAGCCGGCCGGCGAACGACGTGTAGAGCGCCCCCACGCTCTGGAGCTGGAGCTGGAAGCCGTCGACGTGGACGTCCGACCATTTGAGGTCCAGGAAGGCGCCCTTGAGCGGGACCTGGACAGCGTAGTCGCCATACCTCTTCGCGAGGTCTTTCGCGCACTCGATGAGCAGGCGCATGACGTTCATGCACCACGACTCGAACCGACGTCCGAAGACGATGTGCCGCTGACTCTCGATGTCGTCGAGCGTCTGAAGCGCGATGCCCGCTTCGACCCCGGCCGGCTTCTGGCTCTGCGCGCTCATCTGCGAGACGCCGGCGGCGTTCAGGGCGCGCTGCACCAGCTCCGGCGCGCGCTCCATCATGACCTCGTCCGCGAGGTTCATGTCGAAGACGGTGGGCTCATACGGCCCCGGGCGGGCATGGCCGATGCGCAGGCCGTTCTGGATGTCCTGCTCGAACACACCCGAGCCGTCCCGAAGGATGACCATCTTGCCGGAGTGCTCCAGCGACTCGTTCGCCTTGCAGTTCGCGTCGTTGATGCTGACCTGGTAGCCCTCCAGGGTCTGCACCAAGCCCGTGCCCCAGTAGCCGGTGTTCGGCGTGTCGTAGGTCAGGCTGGCGAATGGGAAGAATCCCTTGTGCCACTCCTCGTCAACGAGCAGCGCGCCGTTGTTCGTCACGATGACGTGGCGACCCTCGCATTTGTGCGCCGGGTCCATGTCGTCATGCCCAATGCACCGGAAGAACGTCTCGAGCAGCTCCACCCGGTCGACGGTGCTGCAGCGCTCCTCGTCGCGGTTGTGGCGCGCCAGCGAGCTGAAGTGCCCAGCGTTCTTGATCTTGTCCCGTAGATCCGGCCTGCCCTTGCCGTACATCCGCATCGCACGACCGCGATCCATCGTCCGAAGGCGATGGATGGTCGCCGGCTCTCCAGACTCGGCGTCCCAGTCGTCGACGTAGAGCGTCCAGGAGTAGACGCGTTCGACGGTTGGCTTGCGGGCGCCATGCTCGACATGGACCTGAACCACGCCGGCGCGCGAGACGAGCGAATCCTTGATGATGCGCGGCGCCAGCTCCTCGTGGATCTTCTGCCGGAAGAACTCACCTTCTCCGAACTGACGGAGCTTCCGCGCGCGGCGCTGATCCTTCCAGTTGCCTCGGCTCGTGAGCACCTGCGGGATGGGCCGAATCGTCGCCACCTTCGCCGTGAGCGTGTCGACGGCCATCTTGCAGACGTTGTCTGGAAGCGTAGCGTTCTCGTATTCGAAGCCCTTGCGGGACTTCGTCGTGATGCCGCCTACGCCGGTGCCCTCGTACAGGCCCCAGTGGTACTCGTCCTTGCCGGTGCGCCATTCGTTCTCGTCGCGGACGATGGTGAAGACGCGCGCGAGCGTGGTGGCCAGCTCTTCGCCGTCCTTCTCCTGCCAATTGGCGTCGCGAAGAACGCTAGCTGTTGCCGTCGTCGCCACGACGTACCAGGCCGCCCGTCGCGCTCATGCGCTTCGGCGGTCCCTTGGGTTCGTCGTGCTTGGTGTCGGCCGTCCGAGCGGCCGGTGTTGCGAGCGGCCCGAATTCGACGGAGGCCAGCGAGCCGTCGGGGTGGAACGCTGCGCGCGTCACTCCCTTCGCTCGGAGGTCGTCCAGGTCGATCTCGGCCATTCGCTGCTCGGAATGTAGCTGGACTGGCGGCGACGCGCAATCCGGCTTCGGGTATCGTGCCGCTAAGACCTCGCGGTCGACGTACTCGATCGGGGTGAGCCAGGCGGGTCGCGCGCTTGAGCAATGGCCCTCGCCGCAGAACGGCCCGGGCTGCCCCGGGTGATTCGCGGCGGTCGCGAACATGGCGCTGGTGTTCGGACAGCGTCGACCGCCCACGAGCCCGCGACAGCGGAGCCCGTCGCTCACGATCGCCTCCAGTGCTTCGCCTGCGTCGCTCCGCGCTTCCAATACGGCCGCTCCGCCTCCTCGCGGAACGCCTTGGCCCGGTCGGCCTTCAACACCGCCTCGTGCTCAGGCGTGCCTGGCTTCGGCGCGGGTGCCTTTACCTCATCGCCGTAGAGTTGCCAGAGCGCCAGGACGAGGGCCGCGACGAGGTCGCCGTGGCCTCCTTTCGCCCACCGCGGATGCATGATGCTCATCCCGCCGCCGGCGGTCGGCCTGCCCTGCACTTCGCGCATCTGCTGTAGCAGCCGTTCACGAAATTCCATGCCGCCGTGGATGCGCACGCGCCCTTCCCGGAACAGCATGCGCGCGCGTATGTAGGTGTCCGCGGGGGTCGCCGGCGCCGGCACGTAGGCGAGGCCGTGCGTCTCTAGGTGCTCCACGATGGCCTCCCGGTAATGGGAGTCTGCCATCAGGAAGCGGCATCGGCCTGCGAGCTTCGCCGCGAACGCCTTGACCGTGGCGCTCGGCTTGAGCGGGGCGTCCTCGGATGGCCGTTCCTCTGCGCCGTCGAAGACGTGGAGCAGGTCCCGCGACCCAACCGAACCATCGGGCTTGGTCACCTGCTCGACCCGGCGCGCCACGAGCATGAGTGCCGACGAGTCGGACCTGAAGCCGAAGTCTCCGCCGGCGGCGACAGCGTCATGCGTCTGGAGCGAGAACGGCTCGTCCAGCAGCGCAGCGTCGATGCTCGCGCCCTCGAAGAACACCGTGGTGCCGCTCGTCATAAACTTCGCGTCGAACTCGCGCGCCGCGTTGTCCGGATCGCGGAGCCGCTCGCGCTCGACGATGGCGCGGGTCATCTCCGAGTCATGCATCACCAGCGTCGGCGCGTGCGCCACGAGCGCATCCACCGGCTTGCCGAAGTTCCGCTTGTGGAGGTCGTAGAGCAGACCCGCCTGGGCCCACGGGGTCGATGCGACGATTGTCTGCCCGCCAGGGAGCACGCGTGCCGAGCCCGCGCGGAAAATCTCCTCGTCGTTCACCTTGAAGCTTGAATCGCGGAAGAACGCGCACTCGTCGAGCGCGAAGTCCGTCAGAGCCCGACCGCGCGCGCCGTAGCCGCCGGCAGTCGCAACGCCGGTCTCGAATCGCACGACCTTGCCATCGTGTCGGCGCATCCCGAAGCCGTCCGCGCTGTCCTCGATGACCATCGCGTCGAGCTCGGGCTTGCTCCGCACGGCGCCGCGGGCGTAATTCGCCACCTCGCGCCGCAGCTTGTCGTTCGGCGCCACGATCAAGGCGACGGCTCGTTGGCCTGGAGCCAGCGAAGACAGGTCGCGCATGAGCATTCCATGCACCAGTCGTAGAGCCACAGCGACATAGCTTTTGCCGCCGCGGGCTCCGCAGACAGCCGCGACGACGGAACGCGCGCCCACCGGCACACCACCGGTGAAGCCAAAAAGCCGCTCACCAAGTCCGCCGCCGGGCTCACGTCGATCATAGGCCACGGCCGCGAACTCAGCCTGCCCGTCGGTGAGCGCAACCCCGAGCCATTCGCAGAAGCCGAGGAAGGTCGCCGGGACATCTGCATCAGTGTGCAGCCGTTGAGGCCGGCGCTTGAGCAGCGCCTTCTCCAATGACATCGCGCAGCCTCCCATGCAGATCCGGATCTGCGGCCACCTTTGCGAGCAGCGACTCGCGCTCGTCGCTGATGGTCGCGCGCACGCGTCCGCCCCAGCGAGATGGCCAGCGCCGTTCCATGATCCACGCCTTGCTCTGCCAGCCGTCGACGCCGGCGCGCACCTGCTTGAGCAGCCGACGCTCCGCTGTCGCCTCCGCTTTTTGGAGGGCGTCGGAGAATTCCGCGAACGGCTCCTCACCACGCGCGCCCCGCTGCTCCCATCCGTGGAGCGTGTCTCGGTGGATGCCCGCCGCCTGGCAGGCCTGCGCCTTGTAGTTGCCAGCTCGGATCGACGCGAGGATCCGAGCCGCGACCTCCGGCGTCAGCAAGGTGGGGCGCGCCATTAGAGCCACTTCGTAGGCGACTTGCCCTTAGACCGGTCGCGCCTGCGGACGTTTCGGATGTGCCGGAACATGGCCGCTTCGGCCTCGTTCATGGGGTGGACGACGACCGGGCTGAACTCAGTCTGACCGATCGGTTGTCTAGGCTTCCTGCAAGCTGCGCGGCAGTCACCATTCCGCTTGTGCCAGTGCGCCGGCATGACCTTCCAGCGCGACTCGATCTCGGCCCGCATCTGGCGCCGGCCAGTGCGCGCATTCGCGAGGCGCACGAGGCGCACCGCCTCGCGAATCCTCGACTTGGTATCGTCCGGGCTCACGACTCGATCACCGCGATGATCTCCACCTCGGGCAAGAGGACCGGCGAGCCCTCTTTGCTCTGCGGCGTGATGCGCTGCGCGATCGTGTTCTCGAGGTAGACGACGACATCGCCGCGCTTCACCTCGGGCTCAACGCGAGCGCCCCTGTCGGTGACCCTTCCCGGGCCTACGCGGAGCACGGTCCCGATCTGCGTCTTGTCGCGCACCGTCTTCGGGATCACGATGCCACCCTCCGTCCGCTCCTCGTGCGGGTGCGGCTGGAGCAGGACGAAGTCGCGGATCGGTCGGCAGTTCTCGGCGTTCGGCTTCTGCATCTGGCGAATCCTCGCGGTAATGTGCGACGTAACCGACGCCGCAGATGGTCAATCGCTGCGGCCCCTTGCGGAGCTGCACCAGGTAGTCGTCGGCGGCGATCGTCCAGCCCTCGGAGGCGTAGAACGTGCGCGAGTGAGGCATCCCGTTCTGAGGGATCGGCAGATCGCGGACGAACTCGATCGTGACGATCATCGCGCCGCCATCCTGGTCGCGAGCCAGATCGGGTCGAGCCGCCACTCCGTCGGCCGGTCAAAGCCGAACCAATCCGGCTGCGAGCGCCAGCCGAGGCGCGGCGCGCGCATCTGCGGAAGCTCGAGCGTCAGGATCTGGAACCGCTTCCACCGGTCGCCGAGCAGGTCCATGACCAGATCGCGGCAGACGCCAGCAGCGATGGCGCTGCGCTTTACGCCGACCGCGTGGAGCACATCGGCGCCGCTCGTGACGAGCCAGGCCCATATGCTCGTCTCCGGATTCGCCGGATCGACCATGAGCGTCACGTCGGCGTTCTTCAGGAGCCACTCCCAGACCGCCCGGGTGGCGCCCTGGAACTTGCGTCGGCGCTCCTGGCCTTCGGAGTCCGACTCACGAAAGCCGGAGGCGCCCGCGTATTTGCCGGCCGCGCTGCGACAGTAGCTGCCGGACAGGAACGACATCATCCCGTCCTCGTCCAGCGCCGCATCGTAGGGACGGAGCAGCCATGGCCGATCATCGTCCGAGAGGGCTTCGGCAGCGCTCACTCGGCCCCTGCGATGTGCGGCTCGACCGGCTCGGAGGACGATGATGTTCGCTCGGCGCGTGCTCGCGCCTGCTTGATCAGGCCGCCCTTGCGACCAGCGGCCTGTGCCTCTTCGCTCGTGAAGACGTGGGCTTTGCCCGCAGCGTGCGCCGCCGCTCCGCCCTTCGCGGCAATCTCCCGCACGCGAGCAGGATCCATTCCGCCAAAACCTCGCTTGCCCATACAGAGCAGCTAACGTGCTCTTGCGTGCGGCGTAAAGCTCCAGCATTGCACTTTTGTCCCACCCATCAGTCGCGGCACTGTCCCATCGTCCCATCAATTCCATGGGACCAACGGGAGGCTAAAACCCCTGTACTGCTATAGGTATAATCAAATACATATTACTAATCATATAGGACAGGATAGGACGTTGGGCCAAACTGCGTAATCATTAAAGAATTAGCGGCCCAATCCGTCAAGTGCTCGCCCATTGTAATCGCGGAAGTACCGCCACTGACGGGCCTCTCCTACGGTCGCGCGATGACGCTCAAACCCTTCTGACTTCAGGATTTTTGCGACCCTTGTTTCGTCACTTCTCGACCAGCGACCCCGGTCTACACCCACATGCTCCAAAACCTCCCCGACGGAGACGCTCTCACGTGCATTCGCGTAGTTGAGAACCACGTCTGTCCACGCATCTCCTTGATATCGCTTGTCAGTGTGAATTCGCAGATCGCGGAGCAAACTCGGGTCTTTGATGTAGGTGTCGCCATTGTCGCGGTAGAGAATTACAGCCTCAGCCCACAACAAATCGACATCGCGCCTTAGCTCATCCAGCCTCACGGGCCCGCATAGGACCGGAAGCCACCTCCGATTACCGGAGTCGTCCCGCAGGTAGTCGCTTTGATTCGTGGTGCCAGCGAAGACGCAGGACCGGGGATGCTCGGCGATGTGGCGGCCGTACGGCGCGCGGAATCGCTCCACCCGCCGCGTGATGAAGCTTTTTACGCGCGTGACCTCCGCGCGGCTGAGCGCGTCGAGCTCGGACAGCTCCACGATCCAGGCGCCGTGAAGCTGCATTGCGGCGTCCTTCGACCCGATGTCCGCCAGCTCATCGGTAAAGAAGCCGAGCGCGAGCGTACGGAGCGCACTGCTCTTTCCAGCGCCTTGGATGCCTTCCAAGACGAGCGCGGCGTCGACCTGGCACCCGGGAGAGAACGCACGCGAAACGGCCCCCAGCATCCACGTGGACGCGATGGCGCGGTGCACGGGCGTGTCCTCCGCCCCCAGGTAGACAGACAGCCAGGTGGCGAGCCTCGGGACGGCGTCCCACCGCAGGCTGTTCAGCTTGTCGCGGAGCGGATGGAAGGTGCACCGGTGGGCGGCTTCCGGCACTGCCTCAGAGACCTTCGGAGCCGACACGTCGAGCTTCCACCGCGACTGCTGGAGCCAGTTTGCGGCCTTCAGATCGGCGAGGTCGTTCCAAGGTCCTGGCTCCCCAGCGGGGCACGCGCGCCGGATCATGATGCGCTCGGCGAAGGCGTCGAAGCCGATCGCGCCGCGCCAGTCGTCCTCGCTCGTCAGGATCATGGCGATGTTGTGCGAGCACTTCTTGAGTGGCCCCGGCTTGCCATTGTCGGAGCCGGATCGCAGAAGCTGGCGCTCCCATAGGTTCGCGACATTCGACGAAGGGAGGGGCTTAGGCTTCCGCCGAGACTCCGGAGATTCTTCGCTCATCCGATCAGCTCCTCCAGACATGAGGCCACCTCCTCGTTCCAATCCGGATCGTCGGCGACGACACACCGTGCCAAGTCCTCCGAGTGCTCGATCACCGCGTCTCGGTAAGCGAGCGCCTTCTCCGCGCGGCGGCGCGCGCGCTCGAGATTCGTGACGGCCTTCTCGAGCTCCTCCTTCGCGGAGGGCACAAGGCCCATGACGTGAAGAGCGTAGCCCCGAACGCGGATGCGATGGATCGGATCTGCCTCCGATGCCGGGACGTCCTCCGAGAACTCGGCCGCGTACATCGCATCGCTTTCCGGCGGGTACTCGAACGTGCCTTCCCACTCGACGAGGCCGTCCAGGATCTGTCGATTGCGCTCGAGCCGCGCGGCCAGTCGGATCTCGGCTTCCGCCCAAACGTCCTCGTCTGTCATGACGGCAGCCTCCGCGCCATGTCGAGCAGCCGGAAGGCCTCCTCGATCGACCTCGCCTCGCCGGCGACGCCCTTGAAGCGACGGATGACGTCCATGAAGCGGAGCTGGTCCTCGGTCGCCTTCCCGCGCTCGCTCTTCACCTCGATGGCGAGGAAGCGCCCCCAGGGGGGCACGCAGCAGATCAAGTCGGACGAACCGACGCCCATACCGTCCGTCTTCTTCGGCTTCGCGCCGCAGGACCAGCAGCTCTCGATCCGGTTCTTCTTCACGAGCGCGTAGGCCTGCGAGAGCGCCTCGCGGATCGCGGCCTCGATCTGCCGCTCGCTCATCGCTCCCACCCCTGCTTGATGCTGCGCGGCACCAGGTCACCCTGGTCGGGCATCATGTTCAGGAGCTTCCGGCACACGAAGCACCGGAACAGCGCCAATTCACGATCCGCCGTCCGAGTCGGCATCGCCCAGACCTGAGGTCCGTGGGCGCGACACTTGAAGCCAACGTACCGCAACCCACCTGCGAGAACGTGCCCCTGCGACTCGCGATTAGACGCCGGATGTCCAGTATTTGAGGCCGAAAAAAAAGCGGGCCGCGGCCCGCTCGGGAAATACCTTGCCATGCTTCACCCCGAAGTAAGAGTCTTCGCCTTCTGAACCAACTCGCGCGACGGCCATACGCCGTAGGCGCCCTTGAACCGATGCAGCGCGCGGCCCTCCTTCCAGCGCTTCGCCCTGCACTCACTCAGCCACCGACTCAGCCGCCGCGCGCGCGCCTCGTCGTCGTCTTGTCGGACGCGAGCGAAGCGGTCGATCGGAAGCCCCAACACTCGCGGCGGACGGAGGCGCATCTCCCCCGAGTGGCCGCACTGCTCGCACGCTGGGCCAGAGACGGGGT